ATTGCTGGTGCGCCTGCGTTTTTTGGTTGCCATCCACGGGCGAAATTGTTTTCCGCCGATGCCGGTCAAGCACAACAACAAGTGTTGAAGCTCTGGATGCTTCGAAAGATCCCAGAAACCAATGTTAACAAGGTCATTTGTTGCTATGACCGCATAAAAGGAATTCCTATTTTGATCATTCAAAGAACTCATGTAACGCATCAGGACGAGGGGCGTATATCCCTTCTTTTCCTCTTCGGTGAGCCTTGAATAAAAGCTTAGGTCTCGCCTGTCTATGGCTTGCAGAACCACCGATAAATCGAGCTTGTAGGTTTTCTTAGCGGTCATCGTTTTTCCCCAATTTCAACCCTATCCCAGCAATCCCACCACGGACCAAATGTAGCGGTCCTTTCCGCGGCCTCGGCAGAGGTTGCATAATCAAACTTGGTTTCGGGGTCATCCATGTGTAGCATGACCTCTTCCCAGGTGAGGCCTTCTTTGATGACCTCCCGCCTGTCGTCTCTTATGTAGTATCGAAAAATGTTATATCTCTCTAGCATGTGTGGGGCTCCGCAGAAGCTACATTGTTACCTAAGGTCATTGATATCGCAAGACTAGGTCCGTTTGACATGGATTACCGCTGGATTGGATAAATAGAAGCACGTTGTAAAGATTATGCGGTCTCCCAACCGCGTAGCCCTAGAACGGCATTTAAGGAGAAACAACATGGGACGCCCCATTAACAAGAAGTACATCGGCAATACCAGCCAGTCTGGGCAGCAAATACAGGCAACCGCATATTTCGGCGGATCACCTGGTCCGGTAACCGCATGGATCAACAAGCAGGTCGCTACTAACACCTATGAAATGGTCGCTGAGGATGGATCGGTTTCCGGCCGCGTGCAGCTAGCACAGGGCGGAGTTGCACTCAATCCCGGAGAAGCCAACGTTCTCGTTACGCCGTATGGTGCTAGCGGATCAGGTGCTACAGCAACCGCAAGGATGGGAGCCTTTTCGGCAACCGTTGCCGTTTCCGGCACAGGTGCCATCACTGCTGACTACGACATCGGCGATACCGTTACCGTTGGCGGCGGAACCAGCACCGCAGCAGCGATATTCAACGTTTCCGGAATCGTCGTTGGACAGATGGCTCTCAATGCCGCCGGATTTAACTACAATGCAGGCAATCAGATCACCATTGGCGGTGCCGGATGGGTGAGCAACGTGGTCGTTGCTGTCCAAACCGTGGACGCTGCCGGCGGGATAACGGGATTTGTCCAGGTTGCTGGCGGTGGGATCCGCAATGCAGCAAAGATCGATACCGTGTCGGGAACCACACTCATTGGTTCAAGCGGAAACGCTGATACATCGGGAACCGGAGCAACCTTTAATGTTCGCTGGGGAGTTGCAAATGTTGCCGTCGCCGGCGCCGGTGTTTACTCGGTACTACCAAGCAATCCGGCAACAACGAGCACTAGCGGATCAGGATCCGGTGCTACCCTTAACGTCGGATACAATGTCACCAACGTCGTTGTAACCAATGGTGGTAGTGATTTTGATGCCGCAGCCGTTACCTTCACTCCGGCCGGTGCAGCAGCAACCGCAACCGTTAACGCTGCAGGTAGCATTAGCTCTGTGTCCGTGACGAATCCCGGCCCGACCGTCACTGCCGTACCAACCGTTGCTGTCGGTCCGTTGAATTCCGTGCAGTATGCACAGGAGATACGCAACCGCACCGTGTGGACGTTTGATAACAATACATTTGAATGGATCATGGACGACCAGGATCTGGTAACCAGCGATCAAGCGCGCATACAGAGCGCCTAACACAATGCCCTGACCCAAAAGGCCAGGCAGACTCGGCGAACCCCCGGTGATTAGCCCGAGCGAAATCACCGGGGGTTCTGCTGACTAAAACATCTTGCGGATATCGAGATTGTCGGGGATTTTATTGGTTTCTTTGACAAAGAAGGCACAAAGGGGATTCTCTCCTTCTTCCAAAGGTATCGCTAGGAGGTGCCCGTTTTTTAGCTTTGGAAAATACCACTTAACATCGGGCCACGTGTTTATTATTTCGACTTTTAGAAATTTTGGTAGATATCCTTTTATAGGATTAAAACAGAACGCGTCAAAGTCCTTATCCATCAGATATATGAGCGGCATGATTTCTAAATCACCTAGGTTCATGTCTCCGATGATCAAGCTCCAGTCGAGTGGCATCTGTATGTTATAATTACCAATTCGAATATCTATGCAGGGGCTATGGAAACTCTCTAGAAATATGAGAGGCAGGAAATAATAGTCCACATCGTGCTGATTCGAATAGTCTAGGACGCAGTATCGTATATCATCCACCTTGTCGGGTATTTGATTGATCAAGTATGCCCGATTGTCATTGGTTAGTATCCTAATGGGACACCTCCTTCTAAGTATAGCCGGAGCAAAAATGCTAGGAACTATATTTAAGCAAGAAAGTGACACGTTAGGATATTGAACCCCAACGATCTAGTTGATCAGACTTGATATTTTATCACTCAATAGGTAATTTTTGTCTGAGTGAACGGATATTGCACGTCTCCGTAGAATTTCTTTCTCTTGAGAAGATGACGATTTGAAAACTTGCACTTGCTCGATACGTCAAAGATCTCAACCGCGTCCTTGTCATCGGCCTTTCTGAGACCGCGGCCGATGCTCTGTATGACCCTGACAAAGCTTTTCCCGGGCTCAACCAGAACGAGATTAAAGATACGATTGATGCTGATGCCAGTGCTGGTTGTGCCATACGTGGCGATCATGATCGCGTTATCAGCAAGATTAATTTCCTTGTAAGCCTCTTTCCTCTTGGTGCTTTTCATTTGTCCGCTAATAAACGTTGACCCGTCGATCAGCTCGTGTAGGATCTCTCCCGTTTCGATGCGATCTATGAGGACCAGCGTGTTACCGGTTTCGGAAATCTCCTGGATCTTCTTGGCCATCCATGTCAATCGATCGCGATTGGTTACCAGATACTTCAGCTCACTCTGATAGTCGTTATAAACCACGGCATCCTGGGTTTGTAGTATGTTCACGTGGCATTGTGCCAAATACCCCTTGTCTTGCAGTTCCTTGGCGCTGAGCTTGCCGATGATCGGCCCAATGGCGCTGTATAGGCTGACCTGATTGTATTCCTCCTCCGGAATGGTACCGGTCAATCCCCAACGGATCGGAATGTTGGCAAACACCGTGGTGAGAAGATTGTGAAGGACGTTCATGTTCTTGACGCTGTGTACCTCGTCGCAGATAACCGCAACAAGCCCGTCTAGGAATACTGTTAACTGATCGTCGTCGAGGGCATCCTTGCTCTTCTTATCCAGCACCATGAGGCTCTGCCATGTGCATATGGTATGCTGGCGATCATATTCCTTTCTGTCGCCGTAGAGAACCCCAACGTCAAGACCGATGTTTCGATAGTCTTCCTCGGTCTGTTGCACCAGATTCTTGTTTGGTACGATAACGATCGTTCGACCATACTTTTCGGCTATCTTGCTAAGGCTTGCCGTGATGATGGTCTTGCCGGCCGAGGTTGGCGCAATGCTAATGCCCTGCAGATTGTTCACGCATTCATTGATGGCTTGTATCTGATAATCTCGAAGAACGATAGGTTCCCCTGCCATTCGATGATCAGCTGGCCAGCTGATATGGCTGAGGAAGTTCTCATCAACATCAGAGAACTCAAACTCGTGCTTGGCACGATGATCCTGTATCTCGATCTCATATCCGCTCTCGATCACGACCGGCAAGATCTTGTCAAGAAGATTCAGATACGTGCGACCACCGAGCGTGCAAAAGCTTTGCGTGCCATCCCAGCGACCAAGACGATAGGCCGGGCTATACCTAGCATGTGGCAGGAAATACTTGACTGCGCTAACACACGCGCGCCTTGTTACCAGATCAAGACCTTCTATCTTTGCCGTGCATTCGTCAATGATAATGATTTCGGCTTTTTTCATTTCTTTCCACCCTTTTTATTTTTACGGGGATCCGGCAATCCGAGATACCTACACAGCTCATGATCAGTTGGTATTATATCTCGCCTATTATTGAAAAATATCTCATAGCTATCACTTCCGTACCGACCAATACCATACAACTTGGTAGCATCGGTCCCATCCCAGCTCTTCCAGTCCTCGCTCATCCTCCGCAAGGTATTCAGACGACGATTATACATGCCAAGCGGTTTGATGATCTCGATGATATCCAACGCATCAGCCGACATGAAACTATCAACATCTGGCCAGTTTTTCAAGAACTTCGGTAACACGGTCTTGACCTGTTTCCTTCCGGTTTGATTGAGCATGATCACAGCAACAAAATGCTGCCATGTTCCCGATATTTGCTCCTGGACCATCAGATCATCGCGAAGAGGTTGCAAGGTCATCCTCCCTTTGTTCCGAGATTCACGTCTTCCATGCCAACCACACGCAGCTTGGTGATGTTGCCGATCTGATAATGCTTTATTTCTAGACCTTTCATCAGTGCTAGATACTTGTTGCGTATCAAACCAACCTCATTGATTAGCACGCTCATGCTCACGATATCTTCCTCACCGTCGATGTATTTTTCAATCGCTCGATCCGAAAGGTCTCGTTGGTACCTCTCCAGATATTTGCGATAATGGTCGCTACGCATCTTGTCATACTTGACATTAAGATGCTTGAGTATCGCCTCGATTTCCTGCAACTGCCCAAATCTATGCGATGTTATACCACTTAGCTCTTGGGCATTTTTTTCCAGATTTCCAACGATCCTTGCTTCGTTTTTAGACTCTACGAGCTCGTTCTCATAATACGCAACCGCAGCTGGTATTTCGCCGAGATTTTCTACTACACGACCGTACCACATCAAGTATCAGTTCTTCACAAACTTGTTGTAAATTTCCCACATCTTCCAATCGATCATACGAAGCATGATAAGAGACCTCGTTTGTATTTCGAGCTGTAACCACGGTAGAGCATCAAGATCCTTTTCTTCTATGGCCAGGTTGATTCGATCAACCAGCTCGTCCAGGACCATGTTTTCATCCTTGGCTGATTTTTCAATCGTAGCAGGCCCGGGGGCCTGGCCTGCTAGATTTCTTGATTTCTTGAACAGGGTTGATCCGCTGTTAAGATCAGTCTTCATATTCGCTCTCTTCGTCGTCATATGGGTGGTCATCATCAGCAAATTGATCAAGGGCATGATCAATATGCTCGTCCTCCCCCCTGATATCCTCTAGATCAGAAACGTCGATGTCCTGATCCAAGAATATCTTTAGGTATCGCATAGCGAGATCATTTCTCTTGGAAGCTGGGAGATGCTCCATGAACGTCTCCCAGATCTCTAGAACAACTTCTTCTGATATTTCCATTGATTTACACCCTTATTCAGTATCGCTTTCGACGGTCTCATCCACTTCGGGGAGTTCCATCACCTTTGTTTCGTCCCACTCATCCATGATGAGATCTAGAAGATCATTCGGGATGGCGGAACGGAAATACTTATGCTCCTTACCGGTTTTGTCAACGTACTTCATCTTGGTCGAATCTTTGACCAATACACCCTTCTTTTCGAAAAGATCAATCAATCCGCTGTAAGGATCCATCCCGGTCTCCCAGGGGATCTTGATCTCAACGTTTTCAAACGGCTTGTTGTATCGCGTCTTCATGATCTTGCAAGCAGCACGGATACCACGAACGTCGGTTACCTTCTTACCGTCCTCATCTTCCTTGAGCTTGCGCTTCTGCATGGCAACCACGATCGAGCTGGCATAGATAAAGCCCTGGCCCCCGGAGATCTTGTCGTCAGGGTCGAACATGTCCTGTGACGCATAGCTGTGGTTGGTGACAGCCAATCCAACATCATACTCACCGAACATGTTCACGCAGTTACGGACCAGTGCAGCGAGAGCCTTGGGCTTGCGACCCATATCTCCCTTGAGCTCACCGGCCTCAAACTGATTAACGTCAGTTGGAGTTAGCAACATGCCCAAGCTATCGAGAACGAACAGGATCTTCGGTCTTTCGGCTTCATTAACAGCGTCGTACCGGCTCTTGTAATCCTTCATGAAGTCGCTCATGAGGCGAGCCACATCGTCGATCATGGCCATGTTGACCTTGAGAAGCTTTTCTTCTGAAGTATCAACCCCAAGTGCTGCTAGCCACTTCTCATCAAGCGCGTTCTCCGTATCGATCAGCACAACAAAGATACCTTGCTGCTGTGCGTGTCGAACGAGGTTTCCTGAACAAATAAAGC